AAAGTAGAAACTTTCAGGGTTTAATCGTTGCTGTTGAACAGAAAATTAAGGGGGTAAAGTTATATGTTTTCCAATAAAAAGTTAGCAATATCCTTTTCCCTGGGGTCCATTTCTTCAAAATTTAATGACTATACCAGCGAAGTAACAAAACTACAGGCGGTTTTTAGGAACCCGGCGCTACTTAAAATTTTCTCTATACAATGCGACCTTTTTAGCCTGGGTAAGCCTTACGTTTATAACAAAAAAGGAAAACTTTTACCTGACGACATAGCTATAGACAGGATTGAAAGCCCTAACCCTATGCAGTCTATGTCTGACTGGCTTTGGTCTTATATGTTCTGGAAAATGCTAGGTAACGCCTACCTGTATATGACTAGCAACGTAGTAGAACGGGCTAACGCACCAATGTACTGGCTAGAAAGTCATAAAATTGAGTGGCCCGCCAGCCTGGATAAGCAAAAAGATAAACTTTTTCTTTCTGAAGCAAAGCTAAAACAGGTATTAACTACCCAGCTAAAGTACCGGTACGAAGACGGTACCACTATGGACCTGGTACTGGGGGACATAATGAGCGCGGCGGATCTTACCAACGGTACCGGGAACTGGTTTAAGGGCTTTTCCCGCATAGACGCGCTATATAAAATTATCAGCAATAGCGAAGTCGCACTGGATAGTAAAAACATTAGCGTACGCTACGCTGGTAAATTTCTGGTAGCGGGCACCGCGGATCCTAACGACGTAACTAAAAAGATACTGGGCACTGACGAAAAGAAGGATATAGAGGAAAAAATGAACGACGACAAAAGCGTACACGCTGTAAAAAGCCTGGTAGATATAAAGCGCTTTGTAGACGACCTTAAGGTACTTGAACTGGATAAAGCCTACCTGGCGGACTACTTTTTAATCGGCAATATGTACGGCATACCGCGCGACGTTCTGGAAGCCTACCAAAGCGCCACTTATGAAAACCAGGAAAAGGCTAGGGCGGGCCATGTTACTTACACTATGGAACCGGCAGGCGAACTACTGGGCAATATGCTGGCGAAAAAGTGGGGGTATACTGAACGCGGCTGGAAGATCTGTTTTAGCTGGGACCACTTACCTTTTACCCAGGTATTTGAAAAGGAAAGGGTAGGCATAAAGTACACGCAAAGCCAGACCCTACAGCTACTTTTAAAGCTGGGCGTACCTATTGAAGAAATTAACGCTTTCCTGGATACAGAATTTAGTATAACTGAACCCGTAGAAAATGAAGAAACCGCTAACACTGAAGCAGCTTGAAGACCTTAAAGCTGAAAAGGAAAAGAAAAAATTAACCAGTCAAATTATAATAAAAAATGCTGGAAATACCAAACCTAAAAGGTAAAGACCTTTTTGATTTTCTGGTAAAAAACGAAAAAACGTTAATAGCCCAGAAAAAATACGACCTGAAAAGGGCGGACGCATTTAGCTTTACCGGCCAGGTAGAAGATAACCGCGGCCATGCCGTAAAAGCCAATATAGGAACGCTGGCGGGTAAAACGGAATTGAATGTAACCAGCGTAATTAATACTACTAACTGGTACGACAGCCACGGGGACGTCCATATAAAAGGGCTATGGAAAAAAAGCCTTTCTGAAGTAAAAGGCCTGTACTTACTTCAGGAACACTCTATGAGTTTTAAGGGTATTATTTCAGACGAAGTACAGGCGTATACAAAGTCTATTTCCTGGAAGTCTTTAGGCGTAGACGCTGACGGCAGCACCGAAGCGCTGGTATTTAACAGCTTGGTACGCCAGGGCCGCAACGGGTATATGTTCGAACAGTATCGGGACGGGTTTGTAAAAAACCACAGCGTAGGTATGCGGTACGTAAAGCTGGACCTGGCGCTGAACGATGAAGACTACCCGGCTTATAAAGAACTTTGGGACAAATATATAGACGGCATAGCTAACCGCGCGGACGTAGAAGAAATGGGTTATTTCTGGCCGGTTACCGAAGCTAAAGTAGTAGAAGGTAGCGCCGTCCCTATTGGATCCAACGTAATAACACCAACACAAAGTGTAAAAAACCAGCCGCCTGCGGGCACTGGCGCAACGGGGGCCGCTAACCGCACCCGCGTAAAAGCTGAACTAAATAAATTATTATCACTAACAAAAACAGTAGTAAGATGAAACGTACTTTTTTTAAGTTACCACAGCGCCCGGTAAGCTACGCGCCACGGATTAAAAGCCGTAGGCTTCAGCTAGGTATAGGCCGCCACAATGTAGCCTATAAGTCCGACGCGCCCGCGGCAGAACCGCTGACTGAAGAAGAAGCCATAGCGGAAATAGGCAAACAGGTAGAAGGGTTTAAGGCTATCCTGGGAGAAAAAGCAGATAAAGCGCAATTTGAAACCCTGGCGCAACAACTTACGGACCTGTCCAGCGGCATTAAGAAAATGGAAGCCGCGCAGATAACCGAAAGTATTAACGCTATTAATAAGGCGAATGAAAGTATCCACAAGCAGATACTTGAACTACAGGAAAAAGCCCTTGAAGAAAAAGAAGCCGAAAAAGGAAAGACCAAAAAGAAAGGGATAGTTTCTACCCAGGACGTAGAAGCTTTCGTAAAAGAAACTTTCGGCAGTATCAGTAAGACTGAACAGAAAAAAACGAAGTCCGAAGCCAGTATAGAACTGAATACAAATAAGGCAGCGGAAAACTTTATGAGTGCTACTTTCTTTGAAGGTGGCCCGGATACTGACCCCACGGCTTTTACTGGCCGTTTCGTAGATCCTACGTTATACCAACGCAGGCGGAAAACGAACTTAATTTTAGACTACTTTACTATCCAGACCATAGGGGTACCTACGCTAGTCTTTTTAATTAAAGTAGAAGACGGCAGCGACGGCGACAGCTTAAGCGGCGACAGCGGCGGCGCAGAGTGGATAACCTGCGGCGACGAAAAGCCTCAGCGGTCTTTCCGGGTTACTACCGGTACGGCTAACGCTAAAAAGGTAGCAATTTTCGGAACTGTAGACGACTGTTTGCTACAGGACGTACCCAGCCTGGAAAGGTGGATACGCGAAGATTTCATGGACGAAATGAGGGAAGAAATAAACGACGGACTTTTGAACGGTAACCCGGCATTAAACCCGGACCAGCCCGAAGGTCTAAAGCTTAACGCTACCCAGTTTACGGCCACGCCTGGTTATAATAACAAATTTGTAGCGTCCAGTACGAACTACATAGACCAGCTTATAGCGACTTTTGCGACTATGCGGTACCGTAAAGAAGAAGCCGGTATAGCCTTCGTTTCTTCAGACGTCTGGTACATGATCCAGCACTTGAAAGACAGCGAACTGCGTTACCAGAATAATACTTTGGTGTATACCAATAACCTGGGCCAGCTTTATATCGCAGGCGTATTGATTGTACCGGTAGACCAGGAAGACATACCCAGTACGCACCTTTTAGTAGTTGGTAAAGATCTGGGCTTTAAGATCTACGCCTACGGGCCTATGGTTTTTGAGCGCGGGTTAAATGCTGACGACTTTAGGCATGACCGGACAAGCTTTAGAGGCTTCCAGCGTTTCTTAACCTTCATACCAGAACAGCGTGAAAATTCTGTTTTGTATGACACCTGGGCGAATATCCAGGCGGGTATAGAAGCGTAAAATTCTAAACCGTTAATTAAAACCTCTAGTATATGACAAACAAGGAAAAGAAAACCCGCATTGTAACGTTCAAAGAGGACTACCGTAGCAAAGCGGGGGGACCAGACAGCCAGCCGATTTATCGGAAGGGAAGCGTACACGCTATACACCATTTAGTAGTTAAAAGCCTACAGGCTAAAGGCGCTAAAATGGACGTAGCGAAGTACGACCCGGAAGCGGCAATAAAAAGGATTAAAAGCCAACGGGAAAAACCAGTTAAATGATTATTGACCAGTCATACTTCGTTAGACGTTTAAATGTGCCCCAGGTAGGTAATACCGAAGGGCTGGACGACTTGAACGGCTATATAGAACAGTACGAACCTGAATACTTAAAATGTGTACTGGGTTTTGATCTATGGAAAGCGTTTAACGAAGGTATAGACGGGTCCGGGCTGCCAGACGTTCAGCGCTGGATTGATTTACTGGAAGGCGCGGAATTTAGCCAGGGGGGCTGTACGTACTACTGGCCCGGCTTTAAGCCGGTAACCGGTCCGCGTATTAGCCCTATAGCCTATTACGTTTTTTGGAATTTCGCGGACGCTAAAGAAATAGACTTCACGCTGGCGGGTTTTGTAGTTAGTAAAACTGACAACAATAGAACCGTTAGCGGGGTCTATCCTTTAGTCTACGCCTGGAACCGTATGTGCGACCTTAATAAGATCCTTTACCGCTTTCTGAAGGTTAATAAAGCAGCTTACCCGGAATGGAAAATCTGCGCTTGTCCATGCGACGACGTAGACCACTGCGGTTGCGGCTGTAATTGCGACCCCAGGACCCCGAAGGGCTGCGGCAACTTGTTTGCAAAAATCAATTCTTTAGGATTATGAAACCGCCCGTAAGAATAGCAGACGACCTAATACGCCAGGTAGTAAACGCTACCAGCGTGAAGGTATTAGCTACCCTTCAGGCGGTAGACCCGTTAATAACCGCGGTACATTATCAGTATGGACATTATAACGACGTTAAGGAAAGGCTTTTACAAAAAGGAAAGACAGATAAGCCTAACCGGTACCCGCTTATAGTGTTATTCGAAGACTTCAGAGTACTGAACAGGGTGCCTGGTATCTTTGGTATAGCTGACGTTAAGATAATAATACTACATACCAGTAGTAAAAGTTATACACGCCAGCAAAGGGAAGACAGCGTATTTAACCCGGTACTTGTACCGATTTACGAAGCCTTCCTAACACAGCTAAGGGTACGCGGTTTTTTTATGCAGTATGGACCTTTTAAGCATACCCGCATAGACCGCCCGCACTGGGGCGACCCAGGGCAGTACCAAAATAACGGGTATTTATTCGACGAAGTTTTAGACGGTATAGAGTTAAGCGACCTAACGCTACAAACCTATTTTAATAATTGCGTAATTGCATAAAATAACCAAAAATGGAAGGTTTAAACAAAATTTTTTGCGGGTCTGATACCAAAAATACCGGCATTTGTGAGTGCTTTTTCGACCCCCGGTTAATTATTGGTGCCATAATAACCCCGCTTAGTCGCGTCTTTACGTCCGACGAATTGCTGGACGCAAATATCCAGGCGACTTTAGAAGCTGCGGTACTGGCGGCCAGCGCCAACCGTATTCAACCGTTTCAGCCTTTTGAGGCCATAACGGATAACACGGAAGACCCAGTAAGGCAGACCTTTGGATACGGTACCGTTAAGACGGTCCGCGAAGGTAAATATAACTGGGCTTTTCAATTTATTAACGGGGGGCTTAACCTGTCTAACGCCCTGCGGACCTATAACGGGCTTATCGGTAAGTACGGGGTAATGTTTATCGAAAGCAATAACACGTTAATAGGTACCAGTAAAAAAGACGCAAACGGGGACTGGGGCCTGGCGCCTATTAAGCTTTCAGATATGTACGCGCGCCCGTGGCGCCCGTCTGATGGTACCAACGTAACAAATTACACCTGGGAAGTATCCTTCGACCCGGTTTATATTAACGAAAAGATAGCCTTTAAAAAGGTATCCTTCGACAGCTATCTACTGGCTGAACTGGTAGCGCTGGAAGACGTTAAGTTAAGCTGGATTGACGAAGGAACTGAAGGCGGTACCGAAGTTACGGTAGGCGCAGAGACAGACTGCGGTAGTACTAATTTTTACGACCTGTTTAGCGCTGAAATGGCCCAGATAGGGGCGTGGGTAGTAAAAGACAGTACCGGCGAAGCGAAGACCATAGCCACGGTAGTAGCTGACCCTAATACCGAAGGCTGGATAATTACGCTGGGCGGTGGCGACGTTTGGGCAGACGGGGACACGGTAGAATTTGCCGAGCCTTCAGTACTTGCGGCTAACCCTATTAACGTAAGCGGGTACGACAGCGACATTTTAACCGCTAATTTTGGAAGTTAAGGTTTAATAGCTGTATGTAGAAAGGGCGGCCCGTAAGCCGTCCTTTTTTGAAAATTATGTATACCACGCCCGCGGATATGTTAGACAATTTACAGCGGTTACCGCTGGACTTTGTTATGCAACACGCTATGGAAAAAACAGGCGACGAAGCCGTAAACCAGCAACGCTTACAACTGGCGCAGGGGTTACAAAGTAACGACCAATACCTACCAGATTATTCTTTTCGTTCAGTCTTCCAATACGGAAAGGAACCCGGACCAATAAAGCTTTACGATACCGGCGCGTATTACCGCGGCTACAAAATAGACGTAAGGGAAGATATTTTCATCCTGGACAGTACAGACCACAAAAGCGAAATGCTGAAAAAGCGGTACGGGCCGGACATAGCAGGGCTGGGCAGCGAAGCGCGTAGTAATTATATCCTAACTTTAAGACCGGTATTTATTAATGAAGTGAAAACATATCTACAGTGAGTTACGAAAAAATGAAGGATCTATATATCTGGCTTTGGGGCCGCCCCGGCATAGTACCGGGGACCTGGACGTATAAGAAGCTTATTATTTTAACGCATAGATTAAAGCAATTAGAAAAAAGCGTAGCCCGGCGCAGTCGGCCAGTCGGCAAATATGATATTTTATGACAGCGTATAAGGTTAAAATGTCCGAATTTATAGCGTGGTTTTTAGAAGAAATACCACGGCCGGAATACTGGGACGACCTGTACGCGGAATACATAAGCCTGCGGGAAAACAAGTCCAGCCTTTACATACTGGGGCTTATAAAAGAAATAACTTTTTTGAAAGCAAAGTACCAGATAATAGAACAGGCTTGCGAAATGCTTACCGTCTGCTTCAGGTCAAATATTTTTGACCAGGCTAAAGAATTGATAGCCGTACTGCGGCTGTATAGTTTTAGACAAGCCTTTCCAATGGATAATGAAATATTTTTCAGCCGGGACATACGCGCGGTACTTTCCTTAAACAAAAAATCTATATCTACCTGGGGGCGTAAAGAAAAGGAACTTGAAGACTTTCAGACCAAACACGCGGGTAAAGCCTGGGACCGTAAAGGTTTTTACGTCTGGGCTATAACGCTGGGGGAACATCAAGGATACCGGGTAGATCTGGACGTAGTAACCGTAGCCGAATGGGTAACCATGCTTAACCAATATGAGAAATACTGCGAAGTAGTTAACGCGCAACACAATAGTAAAAACTATGGCAAGCGTAAATAGGATAGACAGCGTATACGACGTAGCGGCCATAAAAGCCGAACAGGAAAAGGTAGAAGCTTTCGTAAAAGCCAGCGTACAGGCTATTAAGGACGCCCGGGCGCAATCTATAGGCTTTAATATTGATACTAAAAGCTTTTCGGACTACGCCAAAAACGTAAAGGAACTGGAAAAAGTATTGTCGGCTATGACTAAGGTTAGTACGGACGCGGTAAAGGCGTCTACCTTACTGGCCAAACAAAAAGAAGCCGAAGCTAAAGCCATGCTGGCTACGCAAAAAGCCACGGTAGCAGCTACTAAAGAAACGGAACGCCAGGCAGCGGCCACTAAGAAAGCGGCAGACGCAGCCGAAAAATTAAGGGGGCCGTATGCTTTACTTTCTGCGGCTTTCCTGGCAGCGGCAAAGCGCGCCAAAGATCTGGGCGCCGAATACGGGACGCTGGATAAAAGGGCGCAAGCAGCCGCCAAAGAAGCCAATAACTTAAATAATAAGCTTAAGGCTATAGATAGCAGTATAGGCAATCACCAGCGAAACGTAGGTAACTATAGCAGCGCGCTGGACGGCGCAGCCGGTAAGGTAAAAGGGCTGGCTTTCCAACTTTTAGCGCTGGCGGGGCTGGGGTCTTTCTTTTCCGGGGCTATAGATGAATTTGTAGAAATGGACAAAAACGTCCGAATACTTCAGAATACTCTATCTAACGTAGGCGTACCCGAAGCTTTCGACCGTATAAGCAATAAGGCAGACGAACTGGCTAAGAAGTTTAAATTTATAGATAACGACGCTATACTAAAAAGCTTTAACCAGCTTATAGTCTATGGTAAGCTGACCGAAGACCAGATAAACCAGCTTATACCTGTTATTATTGACTTTGCTACGGCGCAGGGTATAGACTTACAAAGCACCACCAGCACAGTTATAAAGGCGCTGGAAGGTAACGGCAAAGCCTTAAAAGAATATGGTATAGACATTAAGGACGCCAAAAATACTACTGAAGCTTTCGGTATTGTTATGGACCAGTTAGCGCCGAAGGTAGAAGGCGTGGGCGAAGCCTTCGGGGAAACCGCGGCAGGCGGTCTGGCCGCAGCCAGGCAGGGGCTAAAGGATTTACAGGAAAGTATAGGTGCGAAGCTTTTACCACTGCTTGTATTTTTCCTGGACGGGGTTAATAAAATAATAACCGGGCTGCAATATTTAGGCGAAACGGCGCGCCATGTTTTCGACGACGTAAGCGACCTTTTTAGCGGGGACTTCGGGGTACTTTTTGGCAAAGGGGAAAGCCAGCTAAAGCGTACCGCTGAACAGATGGAAAGGATAGAAAAGCTGGCGGCTAAAGGGCTGGCAAAAGTAGCGCTGGAAGGTAGAAGCGCAGGCGAAGCCATAAACGAACTTAACCAGCGGCTGGTTATCCAACAAACCGCAGCCGAAAAAGCCCGGAAAAATCTTTCCGGGGTATTCAGTACCGAAGACGTAAAGCGCTATGAAAAAGCGGTAAGGGTTACCAGGCTGGCGCTACAGGAACTTTTTAACACGGGCGGTAAAGGGGTACTAGGCAGCGGGGACCCAAACAAAGCTTTTACCACGCCAGGCGCCAAAAAAGCTACCGCTAAAGCGGATACTTCAGCTTTCGACACGCTTAAAGCTAACATAGAACTAGATAAAGAATTTGATCTTAAGCGGCTGGAAAATGATAAATTAAGCTACGCTGAACGCCTGGCCGCGCTGGCTGCCTTCGGAGAAGACAGTGAACGGCTTATAATAACCCAGGCAGACCATGAACTACAAAACGCGGATCTTACCGCAGACCAGCGGGTAAAAATTGAAAACGATAAAAATAACGCGCTTATACGTCTGGCCCAGGATCTGGGGGAAAAGTTGGCAAAAGTAACTATCCAGAACTTTAAAGTAGACAGTACCAAACTGGCCGAAAGCGTAAAAGGGCTGCCAAAGGAAATACAAAAAGCTTTAGACGAAGCCGACAAAGCCCAGAAAGCTTTTATAGCAAAGCGCGCCGAAGATATAAAGCAGCTTAAAGCCGATATTACAGACGCGTTAATTAACCTGGCCAGCGAAATACATGGCTTTTTCTTTGACGTTTTTACTAACGCTATAGAACGGCAGAAAAATGAAATTCAGGACCAAATAGACCTACTGGAAACGCAGAAACAAAAAGACATAGAAGTAGCTAACCAGACCATAACCAACGCCCAGGAAAAGGCAGACGCTATAACAGTCATAGAAGCCCGCGCGGCGGCAAAGCGGCAACAACTGGAACTTAAGCAGCGCCAGTTAGACCAGCGAAAAGCGCAATTCGAAAAGGCGCAGACAATAGCAAATATAGTGCAGACTACCGCGCTGGCCGTGGTGGGCGCGCTGGCACAAGTAAAGACCCTGGGGCCGTATGCTATAGCTTTGGCAGCTATAATAGGGGCTTTAGGTGCTATACAGATAGCCCGCGCTGCGGCTGCGCCTATACCCAGATACGCTGAAGGTACCGAAGGGCACCCGGGCGGGCCTGCGGTAGTAGGGGACGGCGGCCGGTCTGAAGGCGTTTTACTGCCAGACGGTAGCTATTATAAGACGCCAGCTACAGACACGCTGGTAAATTTGCCCCGCGGGTCCAAAGTTTATAAGGATTATAACCAGACAATACGACCCAGCTTTACCGCCCCGGATACTACCGAAGAACTTCGGCAGGGCTTCGGGCAAGTAGTACGGGCTATAAAACTTATACCCCAGCCAATTATCCGGGCTGAAAGGGCTTGGACGCAGGCACATAAAACGGGGTCAACTTTTAGAAACTATATAAACCGGTCAATATAAAAAAGTTTCTTTTTTTCCTGGTACTGGCAGACGGGCGGACGTTAAGCATAGTTAACGGCGTTGTAACCGCTACCGCTATGCCCAAAGCCTTACCACAGGCGCCAGACGGTAACCAGGAAATAGCCATAGGCTGGGAACGGTCCCCCACGTACTACGGAAATATTCGTAATTTTTCCCTGGCGCTGGGCTTTGTTATGGACGCGGCTAAGATCCTTCGCGACCTTTGGTATAAAAATAACATAGACTACGAACTGTATTTAACAGTTAAACGGCTTACCTACGAAAATAACGGGGCTACTTATAAGGAATATTATAAGCAGCTATACCGCGGCCAGCTAGACTTTTCGACCAGTAACGACGACCAGGGCGGTTTTAGGTTTAACATAGGTATAATGGAAGGCGGGCTTCAGAAACTTTTGAAAGCCAACGAAGGGACGGTATACGAAATACCTTTCGACTTTGACGCCAAAAATATACACATGGACGGTATGTTTATTAACGGCATATTTACATGGTTTATACCTGAATTTAACTACCCTGGGGGCGGTAACCCAGCCATGTATAGGCAGGGTGGCAGCGATAACCCGGTACCCGGTCTGGGGGTATTCGACGTACCGTATAGCTTTTGGGCAAGTCCTTTTCCAGATAGTACAGAGTTTTTTATGTATGCCAGCCAGGATATAAACGACATACACGTAACTGGACTTTTTACAAATGTTAATCCGCAAACCGGACCGCCCGGTAACGTAGAAATACAACTACGTATGTTTAATACGCTTACCCAGACAAGTTTCGTATTCATACCTTTAGTACCACCAGGGTCTTACCCGGCGGGGTCGAACTTTGTAATAGATGAAACCTTTAACCTGGTAGCTGGGGACCGGGTTTTTTTACAATTTGGATCTAACCCAATGCTGGGCGAAGGTACCCTAACTTTTACGGTACGGTCTAAGCCGCTTACTTCAGTTATACAAGGTTTTACTTTGTACGACACGGGCAGAAAGCTGGTAGAAAAAATGACCGGTAGCGCGGGTAATTTCGAAAGTACTTTACTGGCGGACCTTATAGCGAATTTCGGTACTGAAATAATACTAACCAGCGGGGACGGGGTTAGAAGTCTGGCTGGCGCAGCGCTGAAGACCAACTGGCGCGACTACTGGGAGTTTGTTCGTATAGTCGTAAAAGCCCAGTCAACTACTACCGATAAGATACGGATAGAAGACCTGGTAACCGCCTACGATAATACCCAGACGCCTATACCCCTGGGCGAAGCAAAAGGGCTAAAAGTAACGCCCGCTATAGACTTAATGGGTACCAGTATTAAGGTAGGACACCAGGACCAGCAAATAGACGACACGAATGGAAAGTACGATTTTAATGGTAATATGGTTTTTACCACACCTGTAAAAGGAATACCGGACAAGCAAATAGACTTACAGACCCCTTACAAAGCCAGCCCGTACGAAATAGAACAGACCCGGGCTAATTATGACGGTAAATTAACTACTGATAAAAATAGTGATAATGATGTATTCGCTATAGCCGCTTTACCAGACACGGCTAACAATAGTTTTGATACGGTGGGTAGTTTTCACGCAGACGGCGCCCCACTGGCCCCGGGCGAACCGCTTATATCTATTGTAGCAGCTAACCCACAGATACGCGCGGGTATGAAGATACGTATAACTGGTAGCACGTTAAACGACCAGGATTTAACGGTTAAAAGTGCAAGCCCCTGGTTTTTCGGGCAGCTAATAGTAGTTAACGAAGCGCTGGTAGACGAAGCGGGCGTAAATATGACTATAGAAATACTGGAAGGGCAGTATTATACACTGGATCGTAGTATACCGATAACCCAGCTTATAACCCCCGTAGACGTAGACCCGGCTATAAAAGATACTATTTTTAATATACCGCTTACGCCTAAAAGAATATTGATACGGCAGGCAGACTGGCTGGCGGGCTTGCTGTATAACTACGCGCCTGGGGCTTTGGTCTTTAGTTCAGCTAACCGGAATAAAGAACTAATAGCCGGGGGCATAGTAGAAAAGGCAGACGTACCAATAGCTAACTTGGGCGCGCCTATGTTTAAGCCGTATTATTTCGAATTTGACGACACCAGCCCAGTAGATATGGTTGAAATTTTGGCAGCGCAGCCGAACCCGGTTTTTAGTTTCACATGGAAAAATATTTTATATAAGGGCTTTTTTATCCGCGGGGGCATAGCGTTAAACGACCTGGAAGAGCAGACTTTTAAACTTTTGGCCACGCCTGACACAGATTTATTACCTTTAATTTCGTAAATGAATATCCTTTACGACCCATATCTAAACCCGGTAAAGTTTCATAAGCTGGATAACGTACAGTTACCCAACTACGTAAGCCGGTTTATGGACGACTGGGCTTTTAGGCGGACTATACAGCCCTGGGAACAAAAACTTTGCTTTTACCAGCCCTGGCTACAGTCCGACATAATTAATATTCAATATACTTCTAACGTAGCCCCTATTATTTTCCGGCTTTATAACGAAAAGGGTTACTTACTGTTAACCCAGGCTATGGACACGGTAACCCAGGACGAACTACAGCCGCTTTTTTTCGTACGGGAAATAGCAATAAACCTGGCCAGCTTCGACCCGGGGCTATACTTTTTTACGCGCGACGTAGCTGGGGTTATAACTTATAGCGAACCTTTCGAAATACACGCGGCCGAAGACGCGGACGAAGTATTTTTGGAAAACCACGATCCTACCCTTTATTTAATTTACAATCACTACGAACCGGTGGGCGGTATTAAATTCTTTACCGGCTTCCAGGGTACCTTACGTATACCAGCCATACTGCGGTACAAGTCGCCAGGGTCTAAAGACAATATTTACGAAGACCAGCTACTAAACGAAACCCTTATAAATTCAATACCGTACAGGCTTTGGGAACTTATTTTGGGCGGAAACTACGGCGTACCGCCCTGGTTTATTGACAGGGTAGCCCGTATTTTCAGTCTTTCGGACGTAAGTATAGACGGGCGGCTGTTTACGAAAAATGAAGGGGCGAATTTTGAGCCGTCAATACTGGACAGCTACCCTATGCGGGGCTGGCTTTTGGAACTACGGGAAAAATTGAACAGGGATAGCGTAATAACTGAAGACGAAACAATAATACAGGGTATAGCGGCCGCGGCTTTGCTTATAGATAATAAGGGTTTTGGCATAGACGGCGGACCTACTGAATACCAGCAACTAGAATATCTACAATAATGCCTTTCGGATTTTTAAATATTAGCCACAACTTCGCGGGAAACCCGGATTTTGTTATAGTAGAGTGGGTCCGCAGTACCGCGCAGGGCGTACCAGTGGTAGGACACGTTACCGGTACTGGTCTGGTAGGTGGGCAGAACGATACAGACCAGACCCAGGTATACTACCCGGCGCCACACGTTAACGAACAGTTACAAATAATTGAACTACCGCGGGTATGGTTTTTAGTCCGTTTCTGGCAATCCAGCGACGGCGTGGCGAAGGATCTGCTTTTACTTACCATAGCTGGAAACGCAAAGACCGGGGCTACTTATCCTATAACCCGGCTGGAATACGTAGTAGACCGCGGTTATAATAATAACTTTCCGGTAGTAACTGAAGGGGTCTGGTCCGACCCAGTACAGGACGACACAGGACTACGCGACACCCGGCTATATAACCAAAACTACTGGATAGAAGAAAGGGGCACCGCTTCGCTACTGACTTCCGAATATACAGACCGCAGCGACGACGGCGGGGGTTTTGATTTTGTGGACGCGTTTAAAGTTATGAACAGCGGGGCTGTTTACGTTGTATATATAATTGAACGGGTAGAAGCGGCCGGGGACGACAGCGGCAGCGGGGTAAGTGATGATGAAATTTATATACTTGACACTGACCAGGCTTTTAACCCGGTAACTATGGCCACGCGTACGCTTATAGCTGACGGGGCTACTACAGTTTTAACCCTTTCCTTTGGCCCGTTATCCGGCATAGCGGACAGTCGTTTTAAGCTTCAGACCCACGGGGGCGCGCAGCGTAACGTAGTTCTGGATCTGGACGCAGGCGATACCGTAGACTTTATGGGGGCGGCTGTAAATCAAATAATTTTAGGCAACGGCGAAGAAATAGAAATACTTATAAAAGGCGGGGTTATGTACGTCTTAATGCACGATACAAACCACGAAAGGCTAGGTCAAATTATTTGGGCTTATAAACAACTTATTAACAGTCTGAAAGCCGACGGTACTTTGCTGGCGCTGGCAGACTACCCGCGGGTAGCTGAACTTATTAATAGCTTACCGGCTGCCAGCGTCGTTTCAGAAGTTACCTGGCAAACAAGTTTTTTATTTCCGGACGGTCAGACCGGCTACCCGAATAAAGGTAAATTTATGTCGGACGGTACAAATTTCAGGACGCCAGACTGGCGGGACAGATCCGCTAAAGCGGTGCCCCTGGTAGATGGAAGCTGGCCTGGCGGTACGTACCAACACGACGCGGTAAAAGGACACGACCATGAAATGAGGGGCGGCTTTGGCTTTGGGCAGTACGACGGCGGCGGGAATACGTTCTGGCGTATAAGAAATACTACGGACCCTTTCGTAGCCGACGACATTATGGCAACTACCGGGGACGCGGACAACAAAGTAAAAAGTATTTTGCTTTATCCTTTAATTTGTATATGAAAAAACTACTAATTTTCTGCGTACTATTGGCCGGGCTTAACGCTTCAGGTCAGACAAACTACGGCTATACTTACATAGGCCAGCGGTATGAATGGCTGGCGGGTCTGTTTAAAGCGCTGGGCTTACCTGTAGGGGACAGCGCCCGCTTTCAGACAGGGCAGCACCAACGCCAGGGGGCGGTATACATGGACACGGTTAACACGTCTGGAAGTCCTAACGGTTTTTATATTTACGAAGATCCTACCGGGGGTACCGCGCCTTTTTGGAACCTTCAGCGGTCTAATTTTCAGATATGCCAAAATAGACTACTTACGCCCTGGTCCGTAAGTTGGCAGGGTACCGGGTTTAACTTTAGCGTACACGGCGGCCAGCCTACTGGCCAGGGGTCTTATCAGATAGGCTGTACTTTCTATACTGCGGATAGTATAACCGTAACGCTGGCAGCTTCAGACCCTACGCTGGAACGTATAGACGTTATCTACTTGGACGCTACAGGGGTACACGTACGACAGGGGGACTATGCGACGCCAGGAACCGCGCAGAAACCCAGTATAACGCTGGACGAAATAGAGTTAACTTTTGTAACCGTTTCGCCGGGGACCACTACGCCCACACTAACCCAGCTTATAGTCTGGAATGAAAACACGGAAAGCGTAGTAAGCAGCAACGGCGTAGCTTTTGACGCGAATAATTTAACTAACGTATTTGTAGGTCTTAAGTCTGTAAACGTCTCTAATATAAACCATAACAAAGTAGTTGACTTTACAAAAACGCTGGCCACTACCTGGAATATTTTAGGTTACGACGGTTTAGTAATAGGTATCCAGCTTAAGCCGACCATGCCCGTAAATACTAGCTGCCAGATAGGGGTATCTTTAATAGTAGGTACCACTGTAGTGGGTACTGAAGTACTGATACCAGTTACAAAAACTAATAGCAGTACTTACCAGCAATTAACTATACCGCTTTCAGCTTTCGGTAACCTGACAAATACCAGTATACCCACGGTAAGAATACGCTATTTATTTCCAACGGCGCCCGCTTCTATCTACGCGGGTTTTTACCTGGACTATATTTATTTTGTAGACGGGCTTACGCAGCCCGCCCAGACGCCAGCTACTTTTACTTTGACCATGCCCACGGGCTTTACGGTTAACCCTACCAATACGCAGCAAAGCCCTGGTACCTGGAACGTAACGACCCAGACAGCTTTGCCCGGCCAGTACTATACTAAAGAAGGCTGGGTAACCTTACCTTTTGCGTCTATTGCGGTAGGAACGCTGGACGGGCAGGCTAAAAGCGTTAACGGGGGTACTATTTTCCAGGATAGCTTATTTTTCCAGAAAGCAGACAGTAACTACTACGGCTTAATGTCCCCGGAACATTATATAAAGCTAAATAGAAACGACAGCGTAACCAATGGTACGCCAGGGGACACGCTACTGGTAAAGGTTAGTGATAGTCTTCTATTAATTAAAAGCTTAATAGCCGGTACCGGGGTTACTTTTGACGTAGGCGCGGATAGTATTGTAATTAACGCCAGCGCCGGGTCTGGTACGGCTGGCGAAGGCATAGCTATAAGCGGGGACAGTATACACCTGGGGGGTACTATACCGGCGCCCGCTACAGGCTTCAGCCAGTGGCGCGACGTTAACACTAACCGTAAAGGGCTTATTATTCGAAACGGGACTATAGCCGACCTGGCAGACCCAGGCGGCGCTACGTGGGATTTTGGCCAGAAAGTCTTTGCCCCGGTACAAATATTAAGCGCGGATACAATAACAGCAAACGACGTAGACCCGCCTACCGCTGCGGTCCCGTGGTCTGGCTTATTTGCGCGAAGGGAAATATACTACGCGGACGGTATTATAAGGACCCAAAAAATTTTCGGCCACGACTTGCAAACTGTCTGGAATTTTAAAGACAGTATAAGCAAAAACACACAAGGCGGGGACTATAATAACGGTATAAAATTTACAAATGAGTACGCCCCCAGGGGTACCGGTAGACAGGGTATAAGGGCTTCGCATGGAACTAATCAAAACCTTAGCCGAAACTTTGGCGACTACGCGGTACTGTCAACTACATATCTTAATAACACGGTAAGTAACTATATTAAAGTTAATGGGCACCTAGGGGGCTTTAATTCCTATCTTGTTATGGGGGTTAATAATCCAGATACCCTAGCTAAATGGATTTATTACGGTACTGGTAACTTTTTGGGCGCTAACAGTAATGTAGGTATAACCTATGATTTCGCGCCTTCAGGTAATTGGCTGCCCACGGTTGTGGATAGCGCCTATGGCTGGTTTGATACGGTACGGGTTAAAAGGCATTATTGGGCAAATAAAACTGTTATAGGCCCGTCTGTAGGTACCGCTAATACCTGGTCAAGTACAGACCAGCTTAAGGTACTGGGTAACCTGGCTACTACTGACAGTATGCGACTGGGTAAAGCTTCGCCTATAGGGGACAGTACCGGCATGGACTGGGTATTAAGACAGCGGACAGACGGCGCGCTGTTTAGAATAAACGCCAGCGATATGGCCGCGTTTTTTAGTGGCGGAACCGGGGGGCTTGACGACGTTCTGGCCGTGGGGCAAGTTTTAACAACAGACAGAAGTTCTGACGGGGGCGCCTTTACATGGCTACACACAGCCGCGCCTACTACGTCATACTCATTTAATGTTTATAACACTGCCCCGGTAGCGTCCGGGGGCGCGTTTAATGCTTTCGCAACCGGAACCACTTCGGAAGCAATTTTCGGGCAATCAATGAAATTTTACGGGGTACGGGGAAAAACATTTTCTTCCAGTGCCACGGCGGCCGGGAGATTTGAAAAGGATAACAGTACTGCAAATAGTGTTGAACCTGTACTGGATCTTACCAGGATAGTAGAAAGCGCAATAGCGACGCCAGGCGCGACGGGTATAGGCGGGGCTATAGATATGTATTTGGAAAATGATAACGACGACGAAATAGTAAAATCTAATAGAGTAATTTGGAAATATACCGACGCTACTAACGGGTCTGAAGATAGCGAATTTCAATTTTGGGGGTTAGTAAATGGGGTTATGACACAATTCGGGGCTTTAGGTAGCGGCGGATTTGGCGGCACACAAGGACTACAGGACGTTATAACCGTAGACCCAGTATTAACAACTAATAATACAATAACTAACGGCGCAAATATTTTAACCTTAACGGGTACAGATGCGGGGCTAACTTCTGCGGACGGGGTATTAATAGTTAATAACACAACTACGCCCGCAGCTAATAATGCAATAGTAGCTACTGCAACCGGTACAAATAGCCGGGGCTTTTCAGGCTATGCGGTTGACGGCGTAGGCGTATACGGCGAAGGCGCGGGCGGGGTATTTGGTCTGGGCTTATCTACTGGCGTAGGTGTATACGGCCAGTCTACTGACGGGCCAGGGGG